TATGAAACAAAATATCACAGTAGTGTTGAACACATGATATGGTTATTAAAAGGAAAATGAAATGGGACTATTAGATATATTTAAAAAGAAACCAACAACAGTTAGAATTACAGAAACACCCAAACCTAAAGAAAAAACTGCCAAGGAAATTGCCACAGAAAAAGGTGAAGCATACGTTAATATTATCAGTATGGAAATTGATCCTAATGACATGCAGAATGGATCATTTGAATTAGACTGGAATGATAAATTTGTAGCAGACTTAGTGAGGCACGGATACCAAATGGATCCTAGAGATACAGATGCTGACATTGTCGATCGTTGGTTTACAGCAGTTTGTAGAAATGTTGTTTTAGAAACTTATGAACAATACGAAGCAATGAATAATCGTGTGGTTAAAAGCCGTGATGTAGGCGATGGATTTAGTGAGGTCAGTTAATGATATTTAATAAAATTAAAGAATTAACAGCAGAAGGCAAAAAAATTGGTATTACATTTAGCGCATGGGATTTATTCCATGCTGGACATGTAGCCATGCTAGCCGAAGCTAAAAATCACTGTGATTATTTAATTGCTGGTTTACAAACAGATCCAACTATCAATAGACCCGATACTAAAAATCCTCCAGTACAAAGTATTGTAGAACGTCAAATACAGTTAGCGGCCTGTCGATATGTAGACGAAGTTGTAGTATATCAAACAGAACAAGACTTAGTTGATTTACTTTTAATATTGCCAGTAAATGTTCGTATTTTAGGTGTAGAATATCAAGATAAAGATTTTACCGGAATGCATGAGTGCTACCAACGTGGCATTGAATTAATATTTAATGGCCGAGATCATAGTTTTAGTTCAAGTAGTTTACGTAAACGTGTAGCAGAAGCTGAAACTGAAAGGCTACTTAAACAAAAATGATGTTATATGTGAACGGTAGTAGTCATGCTGGAGCAGCCGAAGCTGTTAATCAATATAGTTTTGCTTATCAAGATCCTGGGTTAGTTCATTTAGGGCATTTGCCACATCCACATAATTTGGCAGTGAGTTGGGGTAAATTATTAAGTGTAGCATTAAGATCGGGATTTCACTGTGGAGTGATAGAAAGTAACACTAACACTAAAGTTATTAATGATACACAGGAATGGATTCATCAAAATCAAAATCAAAATAAATTAGTTATAATACAATGGTGTAATTTTGAAAATGAATCGTCAGAACACGAAGACATTTATAAATTTCATCAATTGCTTAAAGAAGCAGATATACGACATGTTTTTTTAAATAGTGAAGAATGTTTTGGTATTAATATCAATCGATATAATTGGGGAGTAAATTTTATCGAACCTTATAATCCAACTATGACCTATTCAAATATCTTAAATGCCAATAAAATAGACACAGTTGCTCCCAATTCACGTCATTTTGGTAGAGATGCACATAGCTTTTTTAATCGTTTTATGTTACAATACATTGTTGCTAACAAATTAATTTAAGGCTTATATGAAATACGTGCTGATTGATACTGCTAATCTGTTCTTTAGAGCTAGACACGGTGCTTTTCGTGCTAGTGATACTTGGGAAAAAGTAGGATTTGCCCTTCATGTAACACTAATGGCGGCTAACAAAATGGCCCGTAGATTTGAAGCAGATCATGTGGTTTTTGCCTTAGAAGGACGCAGTTGGCGTAAAGATGTTTACAAGCCTTATAAAGCTAATCGTACTGTGGCAAGACAAGCATTAACAGAAGCCGAACAAGAAGAAGATAAAATGTTTTGGGAAACGTTTGACGCTTTAACTAAATATCTTTCTGAAAAAACAAACTGTAGTGTAATACGCTGTGCCACAGCCGAAGCTGATGATATTATAGCAAGGTGGATTGCTTTACATCCACAAGATGAACACGTAATTATAAGCAGTGACACAGATTTCGTACAGTTATTAGCAGAAAATGTCAAACAGTACAATGGCATTACTGACGAATTGATAACAGTAGAGGGAATATTTGATGCGAAAGGTCGACCAGTCATCGACAAAAAAACTAAAGAACCTAAGACAATACCCAATCCGGAATGGTTGCTTTTTGAAAAAATAGTTAGAGGCGACCCGACTGATAATGTTTTTTCCGCATTTCCTGGAGTTCGTACAAAAGGTACCAAAAACAAAATAGGACTTATGGAAGCATTTGAAGATCGCACTAAACAAGGATATAATTGGAACAATATGATGTTACAGCGTTGGGTTGATCCCGATGGTGTAGAACATCGTGTATTAGATGACTATGAACGGAATCGTATGTTAGTAGACTTGACAGCACAACCTGAAGATGTTAAACTAGTAATAGACACAGCAATTCGTGAACAAGTAAGTCACAAAGATGTTGGGCAAGTAGGCGTAAGATTTTTACAGTTCTGTGGAAAATACGAGCTCAATAAGGTCAGCGAAAACGCAGAGTCGTTTGGTAACTGGCTTAACAAGTGCTACACCGGATCGTTACAAAGTTAAAGACCAGCCCTTAGTAGATTTTAACTTTCCGTTCAACACTCTACTCATAGCACTTTGATCCAAATTGTATCGCTCAATCATTTCTCGTTTAGTAGCGGTAACAGTTTCGTTAGTATTGATATTAGTAAAGGAATAGATAGTAGGATTGTGTCGATAGTTGTCTTTTAGATTACAGCCTCGCTTAATCCAGCCAGTAAGTTCGTTTACAGACATTTCTTTGCGATCAACTATGCGACATACTCTTACTTTTGGGACTCTCATTTTTGTAAGTGTCGATTCTTTTGCTTTCTTACCATAGTTAGGATTATTACTACCAGAAAAATCTGCGTGATTATCCTTCATTTTTTGTTTTTGCTTATCTGTTCGTTTAGAGCCCTTATGTTTAGTATGCCCAAACTTTTTTCGTTCTTCTGTAGAATATGTTTTACCTATGTTCCAACCGCCACCACCGTTTTCTATGGTTCTATTAGCCCAAATTCTGTTACCAAAATCATCCACAGAAGTTGTAATGCGGTATAGGTTACTGTAATGCCTACCAAGAGATACCATTTCATCACGATTTTTTCCGGAATAAATAACTTGAGTAGTAATATCGTCACCGTGTTGTTTAATATGCTTTTTCCAATCAATGCCCGAGCCTTTGTATTCGTAAGGATCGTAATGAGTTTGACCTAAATATTTTAGTCCTGTTTTCTTATGCGTCTTAATGTAAAGCGTGTAAATAGTCATTGCTGATAGTTCCTTTTTAACTGTTAGAGTAGTTGGATCTGCCAGGATCGCGAACTACACTTATTTAGTTCATATTCATCTTTCATTGATTTTATTAGGTTACCAAAATAGTTGACAGTATGGTTAAATTCTGTTACAATAATAGTATAGAGTTAAAAGGATGAATTGTAAAATGACACCACAACAAATGATTTTGAAACTAAGAAGCGGAAGACTCGACGAACTAGATGTTTGCGGTTATGAAATCGCTAATATGATTCAGGAACTACTGGATACAATTAGAACCCTTAATAATATTAATAGAAATAGCGAAGGATTATATTCGCTCGAAGATGAGAATGATTGATAACTTTAATAATGCTGTTACTAATAACGATCATCTGATAGGATACCGTTGCTATCGATGTAGCGGTGTGTTCCAAAGTATGTGGGCACCACTTGTAATAAATGTCGTGACGAAGAATCATATTATGCGGCTATGAAAAAAGGATTATTAAATGGATAAAACCATAAAGGTTTTTAAAATTACAGTTGTTGTTTTTTTAATGATTTTATCAGTAGCGATGTTTATTATGTTAGATGATCATACTGTAAAGTATGATTGTAATATGTTGATGGGCGGATGGCATCCTGATGTACCAGCCCAAGTACAAGAAGAATGTAGAAAAGGAACACAAACATGACTTTAATCGCCAAACCTATTGTTGATAAACAGTTTTGGGTAATACAGCAAAACGAAGAAAAAGTTGGCAACGTAGAAGCCTGTGCCGGTGGGTATCAAGTAAAAATAAACAATCAAGTAATAGCACAATACAAAACTATAAAATTAGTTGAGCGTAATGTTGACATACAATTTGAACCTTCCGCCAAAATAGTAAAGAAAAAGATATCTACCAATACCGTACACGGATTTCCCACAGCCGGCAGAGCGCACAATCCTATGTGGGACGTACCACAAAAATTACCAGTGTATACTAAAACAAAGAAAAGTAAAAGTTGGCATGCCGCCGGCTGGTATACAGTTAAAAAAGGTCGTAAATGGGAAGCTATGCAAGATCCCAAATTAATTTTATTACAAAGATATCCTTATAAAGGACCATTTCATACAGAAGAAGAGGCAATACCAAAATGACAAATTTATTTCGTGACCAAGAAAAATTCATGCGAGCTTGCGAACAAACAGTAGACGAGGAAAACATTTCACAATATGCTATGTATTTGAAATTAATCGATGAAGAAGTTTCCGAACTACATCAGGCTGTTGTTGCTAATGATAAGGTAGAACAGTTAGATGCCCTTGTTGATATTTTAGTTGTCACCATAGGAGCCATACATAGCGCAGGCTTTGATGGCGAAGGTGCTTGGAAAGAAGTTATGTCCACTAACTTTGCCAAAATCGATCGTCAATTAGGTAAGGTACGTCGCAGAGAAGATGGTAAAGTTTTAAAACCTGATGGATGGATACCTCCTCAATTAGAAAACTTTTTGAAGAGGTAACAGTGAGCTTACATCTACAAAAATTTATAGAACGCATACGTGGGCACGAAGCTCGTGGTGTTAAAGATTTTGTAATGCCAATGGCGGATGCCAAAGGCATGCACGCTGATTTAACTGAATTGCTTCTTGAACTTAAACAGTATCAAGAAGCCGAGCTGTCGTCAAAAGACGAAGTCATACAGGTTCAAATCGATGGCGGAAAATTTTAATATGCGTCTATTTACTATATAAATATAGCATTATGTCACGTCCTAAACCAAAAATTTTAGCAGAAGTAACAAATAAATCTACTTACAAAAGTGAGCAGGTGCTAGCCTCTGAAGGTATTTGGGCGGTGTATTTTTCCGATGAACCTATCAATTTAAAAACCAGCAATATGTTAGTTCAATACCCTGGACCCAAATATAAAAAAGTATCATTTAGTAATCCAGGACATGCCATTAATCTAGCTAAAAAACTAAATCAACAATTTAAAACAGACAAATTTAGTGTAGTATTGCTAAAGCAAGGCGATAAAATTTTTCCTTAATGTGCGCGATCTTAGACAACAATTAACACACGATTTAGTAAAAAAATTAGATGTTGATTTAGGTATTACCTATAAAATTGCCATGAAAACTTGGTGGCATAATATAAGACCAGATGGCGGTATGCGACTTACTGACAAAGGTTATCAAATATTAAATCAAATGCTTAAACTGCCACAATACAAAATTGAGTTGACTGGTATCAATAAAATAAACAATAGTGTGTTGTTAGACTTAGATAGGAAAATACAGAATCCCTATTACATTATGGCCAAACATACAGTTCCATATAGACTTGTGTTATTTGGGGATAAAGAAGCTATGTTAATTACATTATATGGGGATTTAATTAAATTTTTGAACAATTATTCTGTTGATTCTGTCCAAAAAACCAGCTAAAGTATAGTACTAATGTCAATTGCGAATAAATATTAGACTATGGACCAACGAAGGAAATCTATAGAAAAAAGACTACTAAAAGAAATTTTTTCTAATGATAAAATAGCGCAGTCTAAAAAAATACGAGTTCAACTACATCTAGCTTGGCACGCTCGTGGCAATCTCCCAATTGACGGCAATATAGTGAAAGGATATAATTAGTATGATGATAACTATAACCGCATTAATCATCGGGGCTGTAATTGTATATTCAATGATTGAAATCAAAGATTACATTAACAACACCCGCAACTGAATATTATCTCTAGCAATTAGGCTAGAATTAATATACGTAACAGAGATGTTACATTTTTATAAGGAAATCAAGAATGAAAAAAATTATAGCAATTTTAGTATCAACTTTTGTAGTAGGCTCAGCTATGGCTGCGTCGGTATCTTTAGAAGACCAATTCCAAAGTGGTGACAATGGTGCGGCTGATAGCCATAACTATTCTGTAACTATCAAAGAATCTGTTACTAAAAATATCACAGCTGACATTGCTGCAACACAGTATGTGAGTCCTACTGACAGTTTAAGTACTCGTGCTGAAGTAGGTGGTACATATAGTCATCCAGTTGGACCAGTAGGAGTTTATACTCGTGTAGCTGTTGGCAATAAATTTACAGGCAGCACAGACTTTGGATACTATTCAGTTGAACCAGGTGTTACAGCGGCATTAGGATCTGGAGTTTCAGCTAAATTGGGATATCGCTATCGCACAGCATTTGACAACACTATCAGCGACAAGACTAACACAGTACGTGCTACAGTTGCTTATGATTTAACTAAGAAAGATCAAATCGGTGTACGCTATGACAAGCAGTATGGTGATAGTCAATCACACACAGTGAATTTAATTTATACACGTGGTTTCTAATAGTAACTAGCATCAAAAACCCGCTTAGGCGGGTTTTTCTTGACTTTTTATTGTAAATAATATATAATGTTAGTATTGTTGTAATTCCTTTGTAGTAAAGGCATTGTGGACGTGGGTTCGATTCCCACCATCTCCACCGAAGTGTATTGTGCAACCAAATGGGAGTGCAAAGTTCGTGGGACAGTATATTTCGTTGGGGGTGACCTGGTTTCGACATGGTGAGATAGCGAAAAAGGCAACACGGGAAGGTGAAACCCGTAGGGTTGGGGAGACTCGGCCGTAGAAGCAAATCTCGTA